CAACTTTTAAAGCAGCAGAAAATATTTTAAGCTTGGGCCCAGTTAGAGTAAATTTGAATGACTTGCAACCATTTCCAAATACAAGAGTTGGATCCGGTATAACGAATAGAAATCAACAAATTATGACTTGGCGTCTTCCAAATGGTGCAAGTGTTCAGATGTACATAAATCCACAAAATTTTGATGTAAGGGACACGAAACAAATAAGCTATACAAGAACAAAAGGTGGATATGTTGTTCAATACTGGGGACAAAATCTTTCTGAATTGAGTTTGAGAGGAACCACAGGATCATCTGGTATTCAAGGCATTAATGTTTTATATGATATTTATAATGCTGAAAATAGAGCATTTGAATTAGTAGCGGCAACGCAAACTAATGATTTGGTTCAAGCATTGTCCGATAGTAGTTTGGGAGAAGAGGGGTTTGGTGAAATAACCACTAATTATGCTCAAATTTTAAGAGATCGTAATTTTATTTTAAGACCATCGCTTGCTGCATTGGCCACAAGTATACTATTATTTTATCAAGGTATTCAGTATAAAGGATTTTTTACATCCTTTAGTGTAACAGAGAGTACGCAAAATTTAGGTCTTTTTGATTACGACATGACCTTTATGTCTACAGAGAAACGAGGAAAGCGTCGCAACTTCATCGCCTGGCATAAAGAGGCATTAGCAAATGATTTATCTGGACAATTAATAAATGGCGTTGGTAATGCAATCAGGAGATCATTTGGGTTTACAGAGCAAGCACCAGTTCAATTCCATCCTGAAAACGCTCCATTGACATTTGGTGGAAATTCAATTCAGGCATCAGCACAAGGAGCAAATGGAGTTCTTGGAGCAATAGGTGCTATAGGAAATCTTTTATAATAATATAGGGGTAAGTTAATATGGCAATTGTATTTGGTGGGGATGCTGGTGTTAGACAAGATACATTTGGTTCATTTGTAGATAAAATTACCACAGAGTTTCAACGCGTTAAAACTGGATTAGAGAACAGTTTTGGTGGCGAGACATCTGGACTACCACCAACTCCACCCAAAGAAAAGATATTTGTTGATGACGGATTTACCAATGTACCTGGCACTTCATTTGCCGGTTCTCAAATTGAGGGCATAGATGATATAAAGACAAGGCGCATAACTACTCAAGAGCCACAAATGACCGTTTATATTAAGAAGCGTGCTTTTTGGTCTTTACGCAATGAAAATGATACCCGCTTCATGGATCCGGGCGAAAAATTATTTTTAAGAGCATCAAAAATATTGTTTGAAAATAAATGTTCCCAAATTGCCGCTTATGAAGGATTGACAAAATTAAGTAGGCTGGTTAGCGAAGATGCGCAACTGGATGCTGAAAGAATATCAGTTATTATAGATGCTCTTGGAGGGCTTTCTGATTCATTAGAGCAAGATGCCTTAACTGGATTACAAACAGATCCAACTAATATAGAATTAAATAATCAATTAATAGCTCAAGTTGAAAATATAAAAGCAGATGCTGCCGCTTTAATTGAAGGACTTAGCAAATTATCAAGAGACCAGAATAAATTAAAACAATCTACTGGAACTACTTGGGTTGTAGATTCCGATAATGCTGCGGATGTAATAAACATTGGCCGTGGCTCGGGCGTTATAGAATTAACTCTCGTAACCAATTTAAATACAGAATTAAGTTTAGAAGTGGGAAATACAGGATCGGTTCAATTTTCAATAGAAGATCCATATAATTTAACTAAAATAACAAGTGATAATATAGAAATTGCTTTAGGTGCAGCATTTCAAGAGGCTCAGGATATTTCAATATCATCAGAAAGTGGAGTAAATAATAGTGACATATTAGCATCAAGTGGATTTAATGTAGGCCCCCAACAATTACTTGAGGCAGCGAAAGATAAGGATAATGCTTTAAATAGAATAAGAAGAAATCGTATAAATAATACTTTTGGTTTAAGTGGATCTGGAACAATATTAAGTTCTTCTGATGCAGTAGAGTTGGTATTTGAAATTAATGCATCATCATTTGCAAAAAATAAAGTTATTGGAAGTGTCGCGACTCTTCCAGAACCATTTACAAAAGATAATTTTAGAATAATTTTATTACATTTGCCAGTAGAATATCAATTGACTTTAGAAGAAGATCAGCTAGTAACAGAAATATTCGATTTGTTAGATAGATATGTGGCTGAAATAGAAAGGCTTAATACAGCTAATTTAGAAAACAATGATAAGTCAGAAGTTAAATATGCAAGAAGACAATTGAGAAGTCACTACTTGGGCAAGTCTATCGTTCAACCAATGGACGGCATTCATGTTTATATGAGAAGCAATACATTTAAAGATGGGGAATTAACTGGGCCATTGGGAACGCTTCTTAACGGTACAGACTTTATTAGATCTTTTTCTGAAGATGATGATGTAAATGATGTTATGTTAGAAGAGGAAATGAAACAATTTGGATTAAGTGATTTAAATGTTCCAGTTTCTCTTTATAAATTAATGCGAACTGGAAGTTTTATGCGTAATGCTGGCACGCATGTTTTTGGAGGTTTAATTTCCACCGTTACAGAATCCTATCAAGCGGATCACGGCTATGTATTAAATGTATCAGGAAATAGTAATTTAAAATGGCTAACGATGTCAAGAGTAAATAAATCTCCTGCTTTAGATCAGCCCAATGGAATACTGGAAGATCCACTAACTGCATATGATTTTAATTCTGCAATAGATCCTGGAACGGGACTAACAAGAACGAAACCAGAACTATTAGATGAGAATAAGCGATTAATAGAGGCGGGATTCCTTACATTTGTTACTGGCGATAATGCTGGGAAAAAAGTAGAGAGTGTTGATGATCTTGAGAGAGATTACTTTCCATTTGGAGATTCTGTATTGCCAGTGGGAACTCATGCACCAGGACTTATTTATAGATGGAAAGAGGGCGTTATCTCCGTAACAAGAAATATAAATTTACGCACAGCATTGGATGGAACAGGACTCAGATCTTCAACATTAAAGCAAGAAGCGGGTATCACGATAGTTCCCGACCCATTTGCAAATTTAGATGCCGCGGACATAGTTAGTTTATTGGTGACAGGTTATCCACATAATTATGAGTCATTTATTATAAACTCTACACATGTGGGATCTTATATCTATGGAAGTCAATCAAATAATCCGCAGAGTTACTTTCATTATTTTTTTGATGTAGCGAGAAGAACAAACAGGGCTCTAGGAAACTTTCAACCATTTAAAACTATAAATATTAGTCAAGATCAACTTGCTAAAAGAATTAATTTACAAACTGATCTTAAAAATCAAGCAGATAAATTAGCAGATCTTCGTTCTCAACAAGCAAAATTACAAGATCAGCTTAATTCTATGAACTCTCCACCGGAACAAATTAAACAGAGTGGAAGCGATGCCTCAAGAAGAAATATTGCCATAATAAGTTTGTCCAAAGATATATCAGATTTAAACTTACAAATAGATCAGATATCACAAAGTTTTATGGGGAAAATTAAAGATGGTCAGCAATCAGGATTAAGAATATACGGAAATGACATTGCTTTAAATTTTGAAAGAAGCACAACAAGCTCAACACAAGAAGAAATTAGAGAAAATGATAAAAGAAATAGATTAAAAAATGAACTTTTACAATTAAGAACTCAATTAAAATGTAAATTCAACAATGACACTAATTTATTTATAGTATCGGATGACTATGATAAGGATTTAGATATTCAGGCATTTATAATTGAATCATTGGCTTCACAAGAACCTTCTTTATGGGAAAATACTCAATTTCAAACTCCTTATGATATATGTACCAATGTAGCGAAAACATTAGATTTTGAATTTTTTTCTGACACACAGGGCAATGTTCAGTTTAGAGCACCAAAATATAATAAAGTTCCATTATCATTAATTTTGAGATTATTTTTATTAGACAAGACGCAAAATAAAAAATTATATCCGGTATTTTTACAACAAATGTTCAAAGATAGAATGTCGTCCTATAAAGATGAGGCGGACACAGTTGAAATAGAAATACAAATTAGAAATGTTTTATTGAATAAAATGTCAATAGTAAGCAGCGATCAAGCAAATAGCACTAAGGGAGATGAAACCACAACTTCGGTTGTTATTTCACCATTAATTGGTATAAGCACACAGGTTCCAACGGAAAGTCAAATTAGAAATAGAGCAGAGCTATTGGTTAATTTAAGAAATACATTAGCTGCAAAAATTGGAGGAGCGCCAATTTCTACAAGCAGCGAACAAGATGTTGAAAATGCTCAAAAGGAAATAGCAGATCTTAATAATCCAAGCAGTCCAAATATAAATGTAAAAAGATTAGAAATAGTTAATCAATTGGCAAGGTTAGAGGGAAGAAAACAAGAGTTAGTTTCTACAATATCAAAAATAACATCACAGGTGGATAAATTTGAAACTTCTGTTGGGGGACTTCCACCAAAAGGCTCAAGATTAACTAGACAACAAATGACACAGATACTCACCCCCTTTATTGATTTAGTGGAGGATGATTTTAATGATTTTCTCGGGCCCGGGTCATCTAAAAGATTTGTTATTTATGACGAGCAATTAATTAATTCAACTTTTACAGAAAGTGACAATGGAGTTGTGTGCAGAGTGGATGTTAATGGGCAACAGGATTATTTAGGCGAAGGGCCGGGAATACAGGGTGGAATACCAAATATATGGGCTGGCGCTACAGACTTCGATCTTTGGAGACAATACGGTTGGCGATCCGATGGGCCCGTAACAAAGCCATTTTTTAAAGATTCTGAACTTCAATGCGCCCCATATGCCCTTATGTTACTAAATAGGGCAAGAAAAAATACCGTAACTGGGCAAATTACTGTTGTTGGAAATGAATACTATCAACTTGGGGATGTAGTATATGTTAATTCCAGAGATATGTTATATTATGTAAATAGAGTATCACATAGTTTTGATTATAATAGCAATTCATTTGCAACTACGCTTGACTTGTGTTATGGACATCCATTGGGAGAATATATTGCAACCCCACTAGATGTTATAGGAAAAAATCTTATAAAAACGCAACGCAATTTTAATTTAAGAACCACAAAGAGGCAAACAGCTACAAGCAACAAAGGAACAAGTCTTGGGGTAGTTTTGTTCAATTCTGCTAATTCTGACAATGCATTTAAAGAAATGTTGAGTGGGGACATTGGGAAATATAATTTAATGGAATTAAAAAGAATATCATTAATAGCTTCGAGTCATATAGTTACTGGACAAGAATTTCCAAAATTAGATATACGCGGATTTATTATTGAAGATGAAAGCAACAAGGACGCCGCTGTAGCACAAAGCAGTAAAGATGTAATTTTAGCACAAATAGCTGCGGTTAGAAAGTGGCTCATGGATCCAGCAGAGACAGCCACTTCTCCATTAAAAAGTAAGGACTTTCCTGGATTTAATCCAAAATCAATTAGATCCGTTGATGAAAAACTTGATCCAATTAATATAATTAATATTCAAGAAGGTAATGCAACAAAAGGTCGTGTTCCAAGAGAAGAAGTTTTTAATGTTTTAACAGGAAGAGACTTTTCTAATATAGTGGAAGTGGTCTTAATAAATAATGATTAATTTGGTGAAAAATGGCTGGCGATAGATTACCAATAGGATATACAGTTAGAATAGCAATTGTTCGTAAAGTAGGACGAACATTTATTGATTGCGATTTCTATGACAGATTTGGAGAAAAAACAGTTCGTTGTCCAATTCCCCACCCGTATGTTAGTAGGGGAAGCGGAATGTTTGTCGGTATAGAGCCAGATACATTTGTTCTATTGGCAAACAGCTCTCATGAAAAATGGTATGTTGTGGGATTTATTCCAGATATAGCATTTTATAATGATGTTGAGGGTAGAGGGGACATTAATTTTAATGAAATAGACTATCCATCATTAGATTCTGGTGAAATAACAATCAGGGGATCAGAAGGGCAAAAAATAGAGCTGTTAAATAATGGAAGTTTAATGTTAGACGCTGGCATAGGTAGAGATACATCTGATTTAGAATTATCAAAATTTTCACAAGGAATGTTTTTAAGAGTAAATAATTTTTATCAATTTACTGAAGCTGGAAGAATAGTTGAAGGGGTGATTAAAAGAGATTTGAATTTAGAAGAAAAAATAGAAGACTCTCAGACATCAGATTTTTTGACAAGTTCCTCATATGATTCTTTCTTATCCACAGTGGGCAGATCTCCATCACATGAAACTCACTATAGAACCACCACCTTGTTAAAATCTGTTATACGCAATCCAGCATTAGTGGAAAAAAAAGAATTAGTCTATGAGTATGCTGATAGTTTTAATGTTAAGAATATGGATAATGAGGCCAATGCTATGGCCTCGAATAGCTCAGGGAATGTCAATGGAAACATATTAGATATTCAATCGGATTCATCAGCAAGAGATCGTAGAAGAACGGATACATTAAACTTACAACATGAAAACTATAATCATTTAATTGAAAAAGTTCAGGGCACATTAGTAGATATTTATGGAAATGTATTGGATATAAATCGCAATATAATTCCAGTCCCAGATGTGGAGACCATTAATACAACCACAGAACTTCAGGCGGGATTAAAAAAGATATATAAGTATTTACGCCGCTCCGTAAAATATCACTTTGAAATAAATTCGAGAAAACCTGAAGATTTAACTTCTATAACCAATATTTCAACAAATAATAATGAAATAGCTCGCAGTAAGTGGGCAGTAGATGTGGATGGAGAGGGACTAACTAAAATCAATATTCCAGCAAGTTCGGAAATTGGAAATATTCCTGTTTTGGGCAGATATATTAATTCACAAGATATAAACGATCCAACCAATGGATCGTTTAAAGATAAGGATCGTAGAGACATTTGGTTGTCGCAATTTGGATCCAAAAAAATTGAAAATGGCATAGAAACAGACAAATTTTCAGGACAAACTATAAGCGATACAGCTTATATCCCAAAAACTATAGAAGATAAAGAAAAAAGAGATGGGGCAGTTATACAAAGTCAGGTAGTCACTGCTGGAACCGCGTATCACGATTTATTTAATATAGCAAATTCTATATTTACCAATGGCAAACTTAAAAGTCCAGATCCAGACAATAGCAAAATATCCGTTCCGCCAATAAATGCTTCTATTAATAATAAGATATTTAATGAAGAAGATAATATTTCGGCAGATCAGCAACCAAATGCTGGCGGAAGAAGCATTTCTATGAACCTTGATGGTAGTATGGAGATGTCAGTAGGGGCAGATACGATAGATAGAAAGTCAATGGTCATAGATACTGCCGGCGGCGTAATTTCGCATTTTGGGCGAGACAAAAATGGAAGAAGTATAATACATCAAACAGATGGGGATGTAATAGTGCAAATTGGTGGTAAGGGCATAAGTGGCGATACGCGATTTAAAGATCAGATAGATACAGAAGATAGGCCAGGTAGAATTGAAATACACTTAAATAGGCCAGGCGGAACATCTCAAAAAATAATTATTGATGAAAATGGGCTTACGCTCAATATTCAAGGCAATATGGTTATGACAAGTTCTGGAGATTTTGTTATTTCAGCAGATGGCAGTTTGTTGCTTAATGGCGAATTAATCAAACATTATGGCTCACATGATCCAGATACAAGGGCAATTATAGCAAGTGAAAAATTAGAACGAAGAAAGGGAAGATCGAATTAATGATAATTTATAGAAAGAATTTTAATTGGAGTAAGAAGTAATGGCACAGCCCTTTATAGATAATACCTCATTGGCAATTTTACAAACAATCTTGGATTTAGCAGGCCCAAATTTTACCCCACCTTATGATGCTTCACAACAGCCAATAGTGGGAAATGATAGAAATAACGAAGACTTGATTCAATTCCGAGTTCCAGGTGGCACATCTTTAAAAGGATACTCTGAACCATCAATAACGGAATCAATTGGATCAGCCATTAACTCTATGCTCGCAGTTGTTGCTCCATTTATTTCGGCTTATGGGCTGGTTTTACCGATTCTTGGTGTTATTCGTGGAATTATAGAAGTAATTTGTGCCATGATGAATCCTTTTGCTGTAATTAAGGCAGTTATAAGATTATTTAAAAAATGGATTCCGCCGTTTATTAGCATATTTCCTCCATTCGCTGGAATAATATTAATTATAAGTATTATAAAAACTCTTTTAGCAATTGTTTATTTTATAATGACAGTTTTGGTGCCAACAATACAATTAATTATATTCAATGTTAAAATTTTGGTGGCGGCAGTTGATAAAGATTCAAATGAGCAAAAAAGAAAAGCAGGAAGAGAAAAATTAAATGCATTAATAGTAGAGCTTTTAAATCAAATTGGAGTTCTAAATATCCTAACCCCATTATTAAGTATAATATTTTTAATTCTTCGTTTGGTTTCTGGTTTCCCATGTAGCAAAAAGAAATCTAAAAAGGGGAAAAAGTCCAGAATGGATCTCACCGGCGTTTCAAGTGATTTTAATGAGGATGATGAAGATGCCTCTTGTTGTGATGAGGATGTTTGTCCAGATATAATTAGTCATCCGCCTTTTGGACGAGGAGTTATGATACCAGTTAATTATTGTGAGTCTCCTCCATTCTTTGCTATGAAAATTGTGACTAATAATTCACAGGTTGTTGAATATAAACAATTTTCTCAAAATTTACCAAGCCAACTTAATTGTCAATTGGATGAGGAAATTGATTTTGGACGTCCAGCGCATTTTACAGGTGACTTGACAATGCTGAGAGTTGAAATAACAAGTCGTCGTGGGGCTGGAAGAAAAATAAATGTTCCTGTGGTAAAAATAAAAGATTCTGGTGATATTATAGTTGTAAATCCATCGGCAAGGAGAATGATTGGAACAGTTGATTGGAAAATTGTTCCAAATTATGATCTAATGATTATGTCAGGATTTATTGGACTTGCGTGTCATCCGGATGTGGTTGCAGCCAAAGAAGAAATAGAAAATAGATTTCCAGATTTGGATAATTCTGTTGTAGATAGATTTCCAGAAATAGGCAACCTCGAGGGCGATTTTGCTAATTTAAACGCCAATTTAAATAGCTTGTTAAATGGGCTCCAAGGACAAGTGGATAATAATGATACAAATGGAATACAAAATACCCAAGATCAGGCACTCGCACTATTAACTAATTTCGCAAATAATTTAGTTTCATTATTAAATGATATGTTGTCAAAAACCAATGATAGAATCAATTCTATTTTTGATGTAGATAAGACTATTGTTCGTGCTGGTAATAAAGATAAGGCTACATTGGTTGTTATTCCAAAAGATGTTACTGGATCTAATTTAGCACAAAATCTTCCAAATGGAGTTGATATAGAGGTGAATTTTGAAACAAATTTTGGGGTTATATCTAATAAGAGAAGAAACAATGCTACTGGTGAAATACTTGCAGATATAACCTCAATAAGCACTGGGGTTGCTACGGTAAAAGCAAAAGTTGCGTCAAGTTATGTTTTTGAAGTAAATGATGCGGGACAAGAAGTTGTAAAAGAAATACAAGTAAGATTCGTATCAGATGCAATATTGCCAACAAGAAGAACCATTACAAAACCAAATTCAAATACTTCGGTTTCAACAAATAACACCGAACAAAAATCGGATAAATAAAAATGGCTAAAAATTCTGATTTTGATTTTGAAACATTTACCGTCCAAGCAATACAGGTGATTGATGAAATCAGATCTTACGGAAAAGATAGTAGTACCCCAATTGAGCCAAGAATTAACGCATTTTATAGAGCCATAGGTCTTCCAGTAGCAATAATTGAAGATACTAAACAGCAAGATGCGAATAATGGTAATATTTTTAGTGCAAATATTATTGACTATCAGGAAAATTCCGTTTCATTTAATATAAGAAGATTTTCATTTAAAAAAAGCATTTTACCAGAGGAAATTTCTGATTTTTTAAAATTTAATCAAAATAAATTAAGTGATGGAATTAAAGACTTGTCAGATAAAGATCATAGAATTAGAGGCGTTTTGTTTCCAATGATTGTAGATGGAGAAATTCCAATTTTCCCACAAGAAAAAAGAATGGCGGACGCCTTTAAGACTGACGAAGGGTTAATAGCTGGAACAGTAAAATATAGACGCCCATTAATAGAAGCAATAGTACTAATGAGACTTAAAATTGAAGGTGCGCATAATGCCGTTTTGCAATCAAAAGTAAATCAAGATTTTGGTACAGCTCTTAAAGATCTGGATAAGTTTTCAAAATTAATTTATACTTCTCTGGTGAATAACACGGATGGATTAGATGAATTATTATCGAAAACAATTAATAAGGCAAGTAATGCAATAAAAAATACTAATATTAGTTTGGCACCAATAGTAGCCAATATAGCACAACAAAGTTTGGCAAGGGTAGAGCCGCAAGATCAGACAATCGGAGAAATGGATAGAAAGTTGTTTTTACAAAATGAAAGATTACAAACCCAACAAGCAATAATAACGGCATTGGAATTTGATGATACTTTTGGTGGAGATGTTAAAAATTCAAGAAATGTTAAAGATGCAATTTTTGTATCCAATCTCATGTCCATGATTAATTCTGGCCTAACACAAGAAAGTAAAATAAAAAAAGATAATAGAGATACTAATACAAAAAGAGAAAAATATGTATCAGATATAAAAGAGACCTTTAGAACGCTTGATTTACTTTTAGGAACCTTTGGTAGTATTTCAGGAGTAGATATTATGGTGGTTATTTCAGCCTTATTTAATATAGAATTAAATGCATTATATGGTTTATTGAATAATAATGCTATATTAAATCTTGAAAAAATTAAAGGCAAGGGTATCGCCAAAAACAAATTATCAGTAAATGAATCCATATCAATTTTACAAAAAGAAGTGTTAGATTTATATACAAAAATAGAAAGTAATGTATCTCAAACAAAACATTCAAACAAGAGATCATTACAACAAGAAGAAAATGGAGAGGTATAAATGTCTTTTGATCTTGAAATAATAAACAGTGATCTTAAAATTAAAAACGACGGATCTGTAAAAACTATATCCGATACACCAAAATTAAGACAGGATATTATAAAGATAATCACCACATCACTTGGATCTAATAAATTTCATCCGTGGTATGGGTGTGCAATCGGAGAAGCAACTATAGGTAAAAATTTGCCAGAAAATGTCCTTGATATGGAAATCAAATCTTCTGTTGAACAAAGTTTAGATAGATTAAAGACATTGCAGGTGGCACAAACTGCAACTCAAGGCGTATCTTTGGCTGAAATGATAGCAGAGATTGGAGATATAGAAACTGGTCGCAATCCAATAGATCCGAGACAAGTAAATATAGTTGTTTCGATTATGACAAAAAGGCTTTCTAAAATTGAAGAAATTTTTACTCTTACTAGTTAAAATATAATATAAAAATGGAGAAAAAATAATGGCTATATTCAGAAACTTTCAAGATGTAGTTATAAATCTTATAGAATACTTAAGATTAGTTCAACCCAATCTTGATACAAAACCCGGAACAGTTTCTCGAGATCTTTTTATAGATTCTCCAGCTCAACAACTAGCCTCTTTATATGCCGAATTGCGAAATATATCCAGCTTGCAATCATTCTTTTCAGCCACAGGAACAGACTTAAATAAATTAGCTCTTAATTATGGTGTCCGTCGTGCTTCTGGAACAGCATCAACTGGTGTGGCTGTTTTTACAACTAATAATTTGGATTTGGATATTTTTATTCCACAGGGCTCTGTTGTTACCGCAAATAATGGTATAACTTTCCAGACAACGGTAGCGATTACATTAAGTGCATCAAGCTCAAATGTTTATAAAGCAAACGCAACAAGATTAAGATCGGATTTAGATTTAATTGGTAATGTAGATCAATTTGCTGTGGAAATAAATGTACAGTCCTTAATTACAGGAACCTCTGGCAATATAGGGAGATTTGCACTATCATCACAAAATGTTCCTGGCATCTCTAATATCACAAATTTACAATCTTTTTCTGGTGGAACCGATCAAGAAAGCGACGCAGAATTTAGATCGAGAATTTTAAGTATATTTGCTGGAAGTAATACTGGTACAGCTCTTGGTTATGAGACAACGGTAAAGTCAGTAGATGGAGTTCAGGATGCAATAGTTATAGTTCCAGGAGACCCATTGTTAATAAGAGACGGAACCCAAACTTCAACAGATAGCAGTGGCAATTTAATCGTATCAGATCCTGGCACCGGCGGCAAGGTAGATATATATTTGTTGGGCTCCCAATTACAAAGTGAAATAGATTCGTTTATATACAATGACCAGAGTGGCAGGGGTGATCCGACAGATCCATCTAATGATATAATTCTTGGTCAAAATGGCCAAGATACTACTCTAGACGCCTCACAAAGACGAGTAACATTAATATCTGAAGACAATCTTCCATTCCAGCCAGTAGAAAATATAACTTCAGTTGTTGGAAGTTCTAGTGGGGCTAATTTTATTGAGTCTTTTGTAGATTCAAGTGGCGCCATTAAGGGAAATTATACCTTAACAAAAGACGATGGAGATTTTGGCGGAAGTCCATTTGGTTTTGATAAACTACATTGGATATCTAATAAAATAGAATTGGATAATGAAGAGGTTATAAAGGGAATATTTAATGGAATAGATTCATTGGGGTTCTCAGATATAGAGGAAATAAGGGACATTACCCAGGATGTTTTGGTTACAAATGAAAACTCAACTATCAATTCATCTAATCGTACTCAAATTACTTTAAAGCATACTCCGATAAGAAGTGTAAGTCGAGTAGTAAATTTGACTACTGGAGAAAGATATGTTATTGAAGATCAAAATCCAGATGGATCAGCGGGGGAATTAAATACAACTGGAAATATTTTAATAAGCGGGAGCACATTGCCAATAGGAACTGATGTTTTGCAGGTAGATTATACTTGGGTTAAGCCCTTTGACAATGCATATGATTTTGATAATTTAAAGGTATTTAATGTAAATAGAACTACACAGGATTCGGTAGATTGGGGCTTCGGTAACTTAGTAAAAAATGAACCAGATGTAATTGATGATGACGGGTACGGTAATTTTACAATTACAGTGTTGCATCCGATATCAAAAATATTATCAGTTAATACATTTGAAACATCAAATGTTACTGTAGAAAGTGGAGTAATATCTGCAAGTAGTACAGTTAGCAACATTATTGATGTAAGGCGAATATCGGACGGAGCAGAGTTATTTAATACAGATTTAAGAGATGGTGTTTTATCTGGAACAAATTCTATAATCTTACCAAGTGATTCGCTGGCAGAAGACGGAGATATGGCAATATTAAGATTTAATACCGTTGATTATTTTACCTTTGATGGATATGATGCGGGAACATTTGATGATAATATAATTACTTTGACACCAGGAGTGGTCGGTACAGGTGGTGCATCTGTATTGGTTAATTACATAGCCAATGTATCTACACTATTACCAGAAGCAGAGATAGACCTCTTACCAGCGGTGAAATCAGAAAATAAATTTTTATTTAATAGTGAAATAGTTGGAGAACAGCCAACATCCAATATACTTGATGTCGATGGCAATTTTATTCAAAACATTAGAAGGGCCCCATCTAGTATAAGAGTAACAACCAATTCAACAGTATCATCAGGAAATATGGTAGTTTCTGGGGTAACGGTTAAGAAGGTTAAAGATGCCCTGGTTACAGTTACGGCATCATCTGGATTGGAAATAGATCTTGCACCCGCAATCAAAAAAGATATGGGCGTATCATCACTGTCCTCTAATATTAAGCTTGTTAAAATTCAAAGTGTTGAAAGAGTAAATGTAAGTAGGTTGGGAATAATAGAATCGGTGGATAATGTATATGACATCGTTAATTATAAAATTAATGATAATTCATATGACTTAGATACGGCGTTAGAAGATTCAAATCTAACAGCAACTCAGATAATTTTACCCGCCACTGTAAATAATGAAGATGCCCTTCTTAATACGGGCGATATAGTTAGGGTGACATTTTATTATATAAACATAGCGGATTCCGAATCTTTATTTTTTTCCAGAAGTGGAACATTAGTTACAAATAAATTATATTTTTCTGTAAGTAGAATAGCGGTAGGATCGGGCTTTCAAAATGCCGCCAGTCAAATTATAGGAAATTTTTTAATTCAAAACTATAATCAGCCATTAAGCAATACTGTTTATGATGTAGATTATAATTATGTTGCACCAAAAGAAAATGAAAGAATTACAGTGACATTTAATAGTAATATAGTAATTGACAATGCCACTCTGGCTATTGAGGCAGTTAGGCCAATAACGGCAGATGTATTAATAAAAGCCGCGAAAGCAAAAGATATAGATGTTACTGTAAGAATTGTTTTATTACCAGAATTTGTTAATCAAGAACAAACTGTAATTCAAGATGCAATAGATTCTGTAACTGCATTTCTTAATGCAAATAGTTTAGGAACAACCGTAGATGCATCAGATGTTGTAAATGCTTTATATTCAGTAAGCGGAATTGATAGGGTACAAATAATTAATTTTAGTACGGGCGATAGTGGTAATTTATTAAGCATTGTTGCTGCTAAAAATGAATATTTGCGCGCCGGTACTATTAAAATGACAGCCGAGGAGAGATAATATGGCATTGGCTATATTGCGAACATTGCAACTCACAGTATCTAATATTGAAATACTGTTTAGTGATGATTTAGATCCAAACATAGGAATAGCCAATGTTTCAATAATATCTAATATAGATAGTGTAAATGATCCAGAAATAATTTCTGTTGTGATAGAAAATGACATTTTAAATATAAACTTTAGACCTTTATTTCCAAATGTTCAATATAAGATAGTTTTTAAAAGCACCGATCAACAGCCCTTTCAAACTATAAACGGAGATCGTATAACAGAAGATGGAACTAGAAATTCTCTATTTATAACAAGCCCTGGAGAAAATGAAAGTCCAATTAGAGATAGTATGTTGGAAGTTATACCAGAAGTGTATGAAACCGAACAGCCATCTTTGGTAAGAACCTTAATTACTTCCTTGGCGGGCGAAATACAAAGAACTGCTGATGTTCTGGATACCGTAGAGGCATCTAATTATTTGTCTATTTTGGTCGAAGATGAAAGAATTGTTAGAGACGACGGACCAGTAGATAAATTTTCTAATGGTGGAGTATTCGAGGTATTGCGTGTAGCAAGAGTGCCGACCGGAGCCAGTGTATTTGGAACTTTGGAGTTTAATGAAGAAAGATATAATTCCTTTCAAGTAGATGGTTCTACTATAATAAATACTGTAATTAAATCTCTCACTGCCGATCCAATTAGCTTACAATCAATAGATGTAATTAATGAGCAAGTTTCTGATAATATTGACAATAGTAATTTTTTTGATGGATTAAAAATAAAAGTTGCAAATGGGCCAATTATTCAAGTTATATCAGTTACGCTTAAAAGAGATGATGAATTAATACCGTACGACATCGAGCGATTTGGATATACACTTAATAGCAATAGATACGATACTTTAAGTGCATCAACAAATGTAACGCTATCAGATAGAGAGCTGGAACTGTCTTCGAGTTCAATTACTGGTTTAACTGGCGGATTCTTAACTCCACAAGCAGGGGACTCTATATTTATTTCGTATGTTCATAAGAAGCTTGGTAGAATTATAGATGACACAACAGTAGAGTTAAGTTCAATTAATAATGCAGTCAGAGAACCAACCTCAGCTTTATTGAATTCTTTTAGCTTAAAACATGCACCAATAGTAGATATTGATGATGAAATACCAATTAGAGACGGAGTTGTGTTTTTAAATACGCAAGCTATCGACGGCAATGCTCCATTTTCTATAACACATCCGGCATTTGTAAGAGAATTAAAATTTGATCCCTCGCGTTTGCCATCTCGTGCGGGCGAATATAGTATAAATTATGAAACGGGAGAAGTGTTGGTATTTGGTGCAGATCAAAGTAATGATGGTACAGGAAGTGCTCCGCCAGCAGCAACTTATACATATAGGCAATTATTTATTAAAGACTTGGATTTCACTTTCAATTCAGATAGAAATGAGTTGGTTATAAATTCTACAAGAAACATAGATGGGATAGAGGCAAAAATTAGATTTAAATATGAAGATACTTTTGCAAAAGACACAGATTATAGGGAATTGTTCCACGTCGAGGCACTCAATGAAAGAGTAGATAATAGGCTCATCGCAGATTTTAAAATACAAACTTTACAATCTCCAATTACTAATGCATTTAGAATATTTAATGAAACTACTGGAGAAATATATTCTATAGTTAGATTTAATGACACATCTATAACTTTTTCAGGAAGACAGGCGCCAAGACAAAAGGATATAACAAGAGAGCGCGTAGCATTCGTTAGAGTTCCACAAGAAACATTATTAATATCAGATGATTTAGAAAATAGTAGTAATATTAGAGTGTTGAAAGTGAATTTGCAAAATAACAATATTACCGACGCCAATGGTAGATTTATTGGAGCAAATTTTGATACATCGGCATCATTTTCAAGAACAGATTTATTTATAAGAGAAAAGTTTTATGAAGATAGGTTATTTAATAACATTGATACAAATATAGATAGACTACAATCAATAGGGGATTATTCAGTAGATTATACCAATGGCATAGTGTATGTAGCGGTAAGTGATGATCAAAACTCTAATATAGGAGACGTAACTTATCAATATGGCGACATACAAACGAGAAATGCGCATATTCTGGGCGTTAATAATATTTATCGTAGTGCAAGTGCATTAAGATCTAATATTAAAAATTATGCCATTGGTGATATTACAGATACGACAGTGGGAGTGATAGGATTAGAGCAAGTTGGTGAAAGATTTTTAGAAGATGATGCTTCACGAGTTATTTTAGTAGGAACATATCAAAGTGGAACCGATGGAGTAACAAGTGCAAATTTCAATATATTTACTTCCAATTCTGCAATTTTTACTACAGATGATTTACAAAGAACTCTCACGGTAGGTTCCGAAAGCAATGCGCCTATACAAGATGTTATTATTACTGGAATAATAAATACTCATCAGGTCACAGTAGATCAGAATTTTACAGATACTTTAACCGCAAGGCCATGGACTGTTTTAGATTTATCAGAGGGCGCACCAAAAACAATTACTCTTGCAAATAATATTTTATCTATTAAAAATATTTATTCTGTTGAACAATTGGGAAATTTATCGGCGTCAGAACTAGATGGATACTTTGATGTTAATAGGGATACTTTTAATGCAAATGTAATTACTCTTGGCGAAACAAACCCACTCAATGTAGGTGATGCCGTCATAGTTAATTATAATTATGGAGATTTATTCATAGATTATAGATATTTGCAGGACGAATTACTTGTATCTTACGAATACGGCAACAATAGTTTGGACTGGAGTATCAGTGGTGCCCTAAATACAGGAGAAGAATACTTCGCAACATATAAATATGGTGCTTTGCGAGAAGCACTATTATCTAATTTTGGTTCTTTAACACAAATACCACAATTAACTAATTTTTCTCAAAATTTAGATAGAGAAATTTATAGATCAATAGTGGGTGGAACACTTCAGTCATTTATTCAAGGCCCAACTATACCATCTATGGAAAAATTGGTAGAGGCATTTACGGATGTAACGCCAGAAATAAGAGAATTTGCTTTTAATAATTGGATATTAGGTAGAGACTTCTTAAATTTGAGAAAAATAGAAAGTTCTACGAATATAACATTCGATTTGGGTAAATTTGATAAAGGCGTAAGTGTAGATGATTCAGATTTTATTAAAGTTCCAGCTCTTGCCCATCTTAAATTAAACGAGGGAACGATAGAGGCATGGGTTAGACCAAATTGGAATGGCTTGACAAATGATTCGACATTTACCTTTGATATTTCTATTAATGGAGTTAAAGATCCATCGGCAGTTTATATAGGATTTTCGGCAGTTAATCCAACAGAAATTCCATTCAGCATTGATATTTTCAATACTGATATTTCAGTTTTTAATGAGCCATCTAATATAGATGATGATATAACAGGATATTTTATTTGGTTTGATGAGTTCGCTAATCAATGGAACATTAGATGGAAGGGAAGTTTGCAGGAATATCATCTTTACGAAGGAACAATTTCTACTTCTGGCGAATTCTATAATGTAATTAAACCAACTGGTAGTGATGGATATTCTATTGATGAAATTTCGGATTTAATTACAAGTTCTATAAAAACTATTAGATTCTCGGCAACAATAGATCTTCATGAGGACGGGGACAATAGTATTGATGGTGGAGAATTTACCGATACAACAATTTCAAGTATAGTTAATGGTGGGGCATTTAATACAACATCATTTTTATTTGAATTCGATGGCGGATCGTTCCTAGATACAGAATTTTCATCAGAACAAACTTCTGGATTTTCTCTTGATGGCATAACATTCTCATCGGGAGATACACATTATTTATTCGATATGTTATATAGAGATGACGCAAATAGAATGTCTATATTTAAAGATGGAACTGGATATTTAAATTTCCATGTAATAGACAATAGAATGATAGTGGATAATATAATAGGATCATTTAATTTATCATCAGATGTGAGTTCTTGGAAATCTGGAGAGTTGCACCAAATAGCCGCGTCTTGGAGATTCAATTCTGATTACGAAAAAGACGAAATGCACCTGTTTATAGATGGGGAAGAGGTTCCAAATCTATTTAAATATGGCGGAAACCCAAAAGCAACAAGCGACTTTGATTTTGGAAATGTGGCGGAAGAAACGGTAATTGAATCAGCAACAAGACCAATAGTGGGAAATTATGATGGCTCTACTTTGGCAAACTCTAGTTTATTTATTTCTGAAACAGTAAATTTTGCAGATAGGGGAATAGAAATTGGAGATAGTTTAATTATATTAGAAAATTCTCCAGATGGCGAAGAGTCTCCAAATTTAGGAGCACCATATACTGTAACTGGAGTTGGTTCCAATACAATAACAGTGGATAGAGATTTTACTCAAACTTTGGGGAATATTCATTTTACTATAAATCAAGTAATAACAACTGTTGATACGCCAATTAATTTTCAAGATTTTATTCTAGTAACAACTGATACAGATGGTAACAGTGTAGAGTTAAAAGGAATTGATGCAGACCAGCCAGATTATTCGGTTAGAAGAGGGGCAGATAATACGCATGTTATAACTATAAATAATGGAATATCTCTTGGAGATAAGGTGGTAATTAAAACACTTGGTCTTATATTTAGACAATTAAAAGAAAGAATATTTGTTTATGGAAGCACGGACGAAATTAGACTTTTGGCACCAGCACCAGTAACTTTGGGAGATGTTAAAATAACCTCTGTTTTAATTCCAAAAAATCTAATTAGTGCAAATAATGGATTTTCCCTAGTCAATACATTTATAGGCCCAGATTTAATAACTCTGCTTGAAGGTCAGTTTGATGGATACTATTCAGTTAGTAATTCAGTTTCAGGAAGAAGACTTTCGGTAAGATTGTCTGGGGATAATATAGATTATACATTTAATTTAAATACCGTTACTATTATTGGTGAAGCGTTTTCAGGTGCCTCTTTTGAAACTATAACATTTACTGAAAATGATACAATGATTTCAAGTGAATATTGGATAACTTTAAATAGAATTGAGGTTTCCGTAATTCCAATTGATACAACAAAACCAGCAGGATTAGTTGAGGTAAAAGAGTATAAACCATTAACTGAATCAGAAAATAATGGAGATTTTGCCGAAGTAGTTAAGTATTCAAATGGGGTATTCAAATTGGAAGTTTATGGATCTGGTGGTATGGAATTTATAATAAGTCAAGGTTATTATGATATTGAATACCCAACATTTTTAAGAATAAGATTTGATTCTATGCCAGACTCATTTTTGATAGGTACTGATGCCAATTTAAATAATCAATTTGATGGTATAATAGATGAGTTTAGGATATTAGATAATATGCAAGAAGATACTCGTATTGGCGAAACTATATCTTCTGGGGAAAGCTCTATAACAGTTGATTATAATACATCAGATGAATTTGAAGCAGATAATAATACACTATTACTGATGCATTTTAATGATGATGTGGAAGATAGTTCTATATTTATGGATAGATTTGATACAGGATTTGAAGTCGCCCCAAGTGTTAATAATAATTTCATAAGTGCGATTAGATTTGAAAACAATAGACCTTATATAGTAAGTAATGCTGGTTCCATTTTCAATAATGATGAAGGAACCATTGAATTCTGGATTAAGCCATTGGATGATACAAAAGATGATCCAAATTATCATTATTTTATAGATATGTCTGCAATAGTAGAAGAACAGGCTACATCTTCTACAAATATAAATGTTATTACAACTCAAAGAATTCGCACCGTTGAAAGTGTTAGATTAGCATCAGATATATTTAACACAGGAACCAATTATTTTACTGGAGGTTCTATTTCCAATGTAGATGGAAAAACTATTACACTTGGTATTCCACTACCAGCACAAAATGTTGATGTGAAAATTGTGTATGTGCCATTAAATGCAAATGGAGACAGAGTTAGTATATTTAGAGATCCAAGTGGCTTTATTAACTTTTTTGTTAAAGCAAGTGGCGTTGAGCATTTATTAAGCGTGCATGTTGATTGGGACAGGCACACTTGGCATAGAGTAATGGTTATGTGGAGAACAAATAGAAGTGATAATTTGGACAGATTAAGGTTATTTGTTGATGGAAGCGAAAAGGGCACTATTAAATACGGCACAGGTTTAATATATGGAACTGGAGTTATATACGGCCAGGCAGAAGTCAGACCTGGAGTTAATAGATTTATAGTAGATAATATAGATCTTACAGATACATTTTCTAAAATATTTATAGGCACTGATGTATTGGGATTTGAGGGCGCCAGATCTTTAATGGATAATATAAGATTTTCAAGTATTGAAAGACTACAATCTATTAGAGTAACCACCAACGATACAATAGATGTTAATTATGTTGCAAATACTGAATTTGCATTGCCAGTGGTAGAAGATGATAATACTACGGCAATATTTAATTTTGACAAAGATCTGTCAAAAATAGAATTCTTGGTTACATTAATAAACGCCGAAAGAGGAATTTTCCGATTTGAGATCGATGTTATTGATAGTTTTGATAAGGTTATAGGAAATACTCAATTAGAAGAGTTATTAGTAGAGTTAATAAATATCTTGAAGCCCGCACACACAGAGGCAATAATAAAATTTATAAAATAAATTGAAAAAGAAAGAAGGAGAGAATTAAAATGGCAACAATACTTCAGCGTACAAATTGGTTTGATGGTATGCAAATAACCGAAACTGATATGGATATAGAGCAGCAAGCGTGGCACGATAATATTGCTCAAGTAGCCGATAGCGCATTCGGTAGCGGTATTGAAAAGGATACGGCAATACAAGTTGTATTGTTTGATACTGATAGCGCCCCAGCTTCTGTGCAAAGCTTATTGGATACGGAAAATTTCGATGGTGAGCCCATATACCCAACAGATACTTTTGGAAATGTAGTTTATACACAACCATCGGACGCGTCGGAAGGCAATCAGCTTGAGGTGGAAATATCAGGCGCGGAATTATTAGGATCCGCTGTAGCAAAGATTTTTATTTTTGGTACAGTTTTTGGTGGTAATTTTGAGGAAGAGGTGCTGGTATTTGATGACAATGGGTCACAAATAACAAGAAAACATTTTACAAAAATCATAGCACTAATGACGCAGGATTTTAGAGGCAATCAAAACATTCTTGTTGATGGCATTGCGTGTAGAAATGTTGGTGGCAGGTTGAGAATACTGGAGGCTTTACCAATGACACTTGCCATAGATCCGATTATGGCAGAGCAATCAGTAGAACCAAATATGGATTATAGAAATTTTAAGCCAGCAACTTTATCAAAAACATTAGACATTTTGCTTGATGAGATTGCTGCAACAGAGGGATTAAACTCCAATGATTTAAATATAAATGTAACAGCAACCACTACAAGAGAATTGCCACCAGATACAGTGGGACTAATTATAGGCGAAAAATTTCAAGCAACAACAGATAATATACAAAAAATATCCTTGCTGTTGTCTGTGTTAGAAAATACATTGGCTATACCTGGCGAAGAATTCAATTGGTCAGGAGAAATAGTTGTAGGAATTAGGGCACTTCAAACCACCACTACCTGCCCAACTGATGCTATTCCAGGCACAGCAATTGAGTTTGATCCAGAGCCATCTACTTTGGCAGAGGTGTCCTTTAATCAAAGCGGATTAGAAGATCTAGGGGTGTCATTAAATGGGGATCCGCAGGTAGTAGATTTTATATTTACCCAGTCTGGATTAGCACATTCCGGAATAGAAGTGGGAAAATATTATGTAGTTACTATAAGAAGATCTGGAAATATAAGCAACGGAACCATTGTTTTACAGGAAGCGGCGAATACAAGTAGAGATCCGGCAGTAGCAGATAATATGAGAATGACGGTGTTTTCTGGCAATATATGGACTGATATTCCAGAAAGTGACATGTGGTTTAAAATATATACAGATGCTTTAAGGGTGGTAGATGGAGTTGCTTTTGACGCAGGAGTTAAGATTACAATTCCAAAGATTATAACCAATAATACAACGGGCGTCGATGAGCCATTTATAGAGGGACATCACAATTTTATAGATGTATCATTTAATACCAAAAATTATGCGATAGTTCAAAAGGCAAACAATTTTACTGATCCAAAGCCACATCCGGCAACTGGTAATTTAGTTTTTACAAGAATAGAAGATATATCAAGTGTTTCGGTAGTTTCAGGAGATACTTTGACAACACTATTGGATGCTGGAAATGAAACAATTATTTTGGGTTATGCCCAAGATACAAATCCAGTAGATAATCCTGAAATAACTGGATTTACTGATTTTCCGGGTCTATTAAAAGAAAATACATTTACGATAATTAGTCCAAATTCAGATGTTATACTAAATAATTTAGTTGGTTCTATTTTAATTCCAAATACACAGGAGCCAGAATTAAAGTATCGTATTGTTAAAGTAGAAGTGTTTAACGATGCCTATGGAGATGTTAATGATGATGGCGTGATAGATTTAAGTGATGTTGTTAGAGCACAGGCATTAGATGGATATGCCAAAGATCTTACATCTGGAACAATATCAAGTGCAGATCAGCAGGATGCTATAATAAATGGTGCGGTTACTATGGAAGAAATAATAAGAGCGGATGTAAATAATGACGGAGTAATAGATATAGTTGATGCACAATTAATTCAACAAAATATTGCTCTTGGCACGGCATTTGACGCAGGTAGCACATTTAAAAGGGTTTTAATAACAGTTGAGAGTTTAGTTGATCCATTAAATACACCAGCGGATATGATAGGTAATGATGCATCGTTTAATTTGGTGCCATTTTCTTCATTAGAGTATAGAATAGACTTTGTGCCAATATGGACACCAAGCAATTTATTAGTAACTGATTTAAGAAGATTTATTCCAAAAACATTTACTATTGTTTCTTCATCAGATTTACCAAGTTCCGGCGGGGTAAATAAAGTGTTCGTTCCAGATGATTTATTTTTGGGCGGAGATTTGCTTGATGTTGATGGAAATCCATATGCAATAGATTTAGAAGTTAATTCAATAATAATAGATTTGCCAGAGGGTTCCACGCAGGGAGAAGTAGATATATTTAATAATTTCATTAAAAATCAAATGAAATTTTCAGATGGCAGTTTTGTTACTGCTTCGGCACTGGACAATAATCAGATAAAAATAGTTGCAAGCATCCAGTCATTTGTAAAAGATTTGGGTGGAGATGACATAGGTTCTATTGATGGCAATGATCCAATAAACGAAACTATTGCCGTTTTATATACACAAGCCTCTGGTATTTTAAGAGTTAGGGCGGCTAATATACGCAATATTAGCACCAGACCAGAGTTAAGAACAAAAATAAGTCTTGCCGTATATTTAAAAAAGGCAGGATTTAAAAATACAGAAGTGGCAATTACCTCTTCGCAGTTTAGTGATTTATTGGTCACCGTGTAAAAAAATAATTTATTGGTGTATCATATAAGTATGAATGAAGAAATAACGAAATTAAATATAAGATCATATACTTGGTTAAATGGATCCACGAATTTGTCGTGGGTATATGTTATGGAAAGATTAGGAATGGCATTTGAAGAATTGGGGCATGGGTTTTATCCAATATCAACAAATGGCTTTAATAATTCATTTTTTAATAAAGAAAAAATGCTCCAATCCACATTGGGGTTAGAAAAGTTAAAGAAAAACAATATTCCAATTGATATAGATCTCACTTATACAGTTCCAAATAATTTTTCTCAAAGATTTCTTCCTAATTCTAAAGCGAAATGTGCTATTTATAATTATGAGACATTTAATCCAAATGGTAATGGATGGGTCGAAAATTGGAAAAATTATTATCATTTAGCAGATTATTACTTTCCATCTTCTAATTTTTCTGCTGAAATATTTATTAAAAATGGTGTTCCAGCAGAAAAAGTATTTGTAATTCCACATGGTGTTGATATAAAGATATTTAATACAAATATTCCGCCCACAAAATTAAAAACCAATAAAAAATTTAAATTTTGTAGTGTCGTCGCGCCCCATTATAGAAAAAATATTGATACGATGTTGGGAGCATATTGTAAGGCTTTTACGGCAAAAGATGATGTTTGTTTGGTGCTTAAAACAAAAGTATATAGGCATAGTGATGGGTTATATGATGCCACCAAAAATCCAAATGGTCGTAAGGGATTTGAGATAGTCATTGGTGATATATTTAAAGAATTATATAATAAATACGGAAGTAATATGCCAGAAGTTGAACTAGTAGATGGGCATGTCGATAATATTGCTTCAATTTATAATGCTTGTGATGCTCATATTTCAACAACTGGGGCAGAGGGATTTTATATGCCTGGTTTAGAAGTTCAGGCATGTGGTTTAATAAATATTGCACCAAGATATTCTGGACATTTAGATTTTATGAATGGGGGCAATGCTCTTTTAATAAATACAGAATTAAGAGAAGCAAAAAGAGAAGAGCAATATTGGACTTATAATAAAGGATCAAAAATAGGTCAGCCAGATGTTAATCATACAGCGGAATTAATGCAAAGGGCAGTTAAAGAAAAAGATGAGTTATTAAAAAAATTCAAGCCAGAAATGGAAAAGATGGTTAAAGAATATAGTTGGCAAAACGCTGCTCAAAAGATAGTAGATGTTGTGAATGGCAAGGTGGAACATTATAAGCCAGGAACTTATAACTTACTAAATCAACATAAAATAAAATGAAGAATATATCAATAGTAATTCCAGCTTATATCAGACAACAGCAATTATTTCAAATGACACATAGTTGTTTGGTTGGTGTAGAGCAAAGTCATGGAATAAATAATTGCGAAATCATTCTTGTTGATGACGGCTCGGATAAAAAGTGGATCGACTTGTTAAAAAAATTACATCCATTAGTTAATTTTATTCATAGTGATAGAAATTATGGTTTCGCAAAGGCTGTTAATGCAGGAATAAGAAATTCTAAAAACGAATGGATCGTACTGTTAAATAACGATATACAAATACTGCAAAACGATTGGTTGGTGAGATTAATTAATGCAGCGGAACTATATAACTATGATATAGTTTCACCAAAACAATCAATTTTAGATGAAACTTATAATTATATTTTGGACATCGACAGGCATAAATATAGGGAAGATAAGTGTTTTTCATATCCAGTTGGCTGGTGTCTTGGTGTAAAAAAGAAAGTATTTGAGACGGCCGGAATATTGCCAGAAGATTTTGGAATTGGATTTTGGGAAGATACGGCATGGTCTTATGTTGTAAAAAATAAATATCCACAATTTAAAATCGGAATTATTGATGGTATAGATAAAATTAAATTACTTCATAAAGAACATCAGACTTTTAAAACAGAAAATATTGATTTATTAGAGCAGTATAATAAAAATCGCAAAATGTTTTTAGAAATGATGTTGGGTAAAAAAGAAATGATATTGCCAAAGTTAGGTGAATAAATGGGCGTTGATATTGCAATTACCACATATCGAAATACAGAAAAACTTAAAACTTGTTTAGCAACGATATTGGAAAAAACTAAATTCGTAGATTATAAGATATATCTTTTTGCAAATGATCCAAGTGAAGAAATGAAAAAAACTATTCACGATGCAATGTATATTGATGATATTTTATTTAATGATCATATAGAGCCAATATTTAACGATGATAATTCTGGTTCTTTTTCTTCAAATAATAACGCCGCAGCAAAAGAAGGAAAGAATGATTATATTTTATTTTTAAATGATGATGTATATCCATTAAGAGATGATTGGTTATATAGTATGGTGAGTGTTTTAGATAATAACAATAAAATAGGAGTTGTTGGTTCATTATTATTATATCCTGACCAAAAAACTATACAACATTGTGGTGTATTTTTTAGTAGCAAAACTAATAACTTACCATACCATATGTTTTATAAGCAAACAATAGATAGTGTTTCTGATTTCATATCACATTATAGATACTATCAGGCAATTACTGGCGCCTGTATGTTGGTGAGAAGAAAGGATTTTGAAGAAGTTGGTGGATTTAATACAGAATTTTTTTACTCATTCGAAGATATTGAATTGTGCCTTAAAATTAAAGATAAGTTAAAGAAAGGCGCAGTTTATTGTCCAAATAGTGTCTTGGTGCATAATGAGGGAATATCTAAAACACAACCAAGATTGCAAGACAACATAGCAGCATTTAGAAAAAATTGTTCTGGAAAATACTATAATGATTTAGAATTTTATTTAAATAATCCAAATTTTATGATTTATAAGCCAATTATTCAACAAAAAGAAAATCACGAGGCAGAAATTGAGTGACCAAATTAATATCTGGAAAAAATTATAAATGGAAAGGTAAAAATATAAGAATTATAAATATAGATGGATTTGATTGTGCGACGCTGCCAAAAAAAGACTCATCTATAACATTTCAGATTTATTTTAGTCCAAAAACAAAATATAAAATATACTTTTTAGCAAAAAATTCTGGTGGAATAGGAAGATTAGGCATAAATTATAATTTAGAGGAAGGTAAAGAACAAAAAATAAATATAACATCATCTATATTTACAGAATATTTTTTTGAAATAAGCAATGATTATTTAGACGATTATATTAATTTTAAAATTATAAAAGTAAATGGTGCGGCAGGGAATGTAATAATAAAAGAGATAAGATACAAGGAAGTTGTAGAAAATGTAATTAAGCAAAAAGAAAATAAAATTATAAACAATAGAGAAGAGGAATTTTTTAAAAAAAGAGAAGAGGAATTAAAAAATATACTCACAACTCGTGGAAATGATATGGCAATTGTTGGGGGGAATAATTACAAATGGAAAGGTAAGGGAATTAAAAGTATCCATAGGGACGGAATAACTCTTATAGAACTTTTAGATAAACATTCCATTGTAATGATTCCAGTATCGGTTACAAGCGAAGCATCATATAAAATTTCGTTAATTGCATCTAAAAAAACAGGCAATGGAACGATACTGGTGAATTTTTTTGGCAGTAAAAACTTTGATGGCGCTCCTGCCTCAATAGATATTAGTTCAGAAGAAATGATAAGTTATAATTTTATAATAAAAGTTCCAAGATTTCCATCAAATTTACCAATTTATTTGAGATTGTGGCGACCAGATAATTCTACTGGAAAGATATATTTGAAAACAATTCAATATAATAGATTAGAACAGCCAAAATCTAAAATTGCACCGAATGCAATTAAAGAAAAAATTAAACATATTAAAGAAAGAAAAGAATCAGATAATAGAAAAGTAAAGTATATAGACAATAGGGATTTTACAAGTATGCAATTTAGACCATACGAATTAAGAAAAAATAGTTCTGAAAGTATAACAAAAGTGATGGTTAATAGTGCCGATAAAGTTCCAAAAGTTAGCATTATAACTCCAACCAGAGATGGATTAGAGTTATTAAAAAAATGTTATGTGGCACTTAATGAAAATACAAGTTATGCAAATTGGGAATGGATAATTGGAGACAGTGCTTCAACCGACGGAACATCAGAATATATAAAAGAGTTAAAAGACACGAGAATTAAGTATGTAGAGCGAGGAACGACAGAGGGTTCATTTTCTTCAATAAATAATGATTTGACTAAATATGCAGATGGTGAATATTTTCTTTTTTTGAACAATGATACTGAGCCACAACCTTTTTGGTTGCATGAAATGATGTCTAAAATATTGCATAATCCGGAAATAGGAATTGTTGGGGCAAGACTTATTTATAGCGAGAAAAAAATACAACATGCGGGAATTTGTTTTATTCCACAGGGCCCAGCAAACATAGGTCATTCTGTTTTAGAATCATTTCCAGAGACATTTGCATCTTACGACAGATATTACCAAGCAGTCACCGGTGCTTGTATGCTAATGAGAGCCGAAGATTTTAATGCAGTTGGGGGATTTGATCCAGTTTATTATTTTTGCTATGAGGATGTTGATTTGTGTTTGAAAGTTAGAAAGCAACTAAATAAGAAAGTATTATACGCAGCGAATGCAATATTAAAACATGCAGAAAGCATAACTCAAAAAAAGTATAAAACCGGCGGAGAAAAACAAAAAGAAGGTATAAGAATTTTCAAAGAACGCTGGATGAAAGAGGTGTCAATAGATTTTGGAGTATTTCAAAAAGACCTAAATAAAAACATATATAAAGTAGATGTTTCCTTCGTCACTTGTGTAAATAATATGAAACAATATATTAATTATGTTATTAATTCGCTATTAAAAAACAATACAAAGAAAAATTATGAAACAATCCCAATTATTAATTTTGATAATAGATATTCGGCAGCACAAGCTTTGAATTTGGGAATGTCACAAGCCAGAAGTGATATAGTTGTATTGTGCCACCAAGATGTAATATTTTATCAAGGCTGGGTAGATATGTTGTTCGATCGTATAAAAGAAATAGAGTTGCAAAATAAAAAATGGGGTGTTTTGGGCACGGCTGGAATAACATTGAGGGATGATACATATGGTGTAGTTCATAATATCAAGGGTGCTATTGAATGGCAATCAACCAAGAGGGTTAGATTTGGAGAGGTTCAAACGGTAGATGAACATTGTATGATAATTAAAAAATCAAGTGGTTTAAGATTTGATAGTAATACATTTAATGGGTGGCATATGTATGGGCCAGATATTTGTTTATTGGCAACAAGCAGAGGGATGAAAAATTATGGCATCTTGTGTCCATTGGTGCATGACTCATCATCTGGTAGTTTAATTTCTGGTAAAAATGAATTCATGAGACTTTTACAAGCATTGGCTAAAAAATGGAGATCTAAATTTGACACCATAAGAACGCCAACTTCTATTATTAGAAAAAAAATGATAAGAACCTTTGTTAAATTTAAATAAGGTAGTCGTGCATAAATCAGCATATATAAATATAGAAAAGTATATTATAAAATATCTTGGGCATTTAGAAAATAAAAATACAAGTGTATTGGATATTGGTAGTATGAATATAAATGGTAGTTGCAAGTCTCTATTCACGGATCGCGGCTGGAAATATACTGGAATTGATATAGAGGCTGGAAATGGAGTAGATTTGGTTTTAAAGGATCCGCATAAATATCCATTTGAAGATAATATATTTGATGTGGCGGTTTCTATTTCTTGTTTTGAGCATGATGAAATGTTTTGGTTAAGTTTTAAAGAAATTGTTAGAGTGCTTAAAAATGGGGGACATTTCTTTTTATTGGCACCACACAAAGACGGGTTGCATATGAAAATTGATTGTTGGCGGTTCAATCCAGATGGTTATAGAGCGTTATGTAAATGGGAACCAAAAGCGATATTGTTAGATGCCTTCATAGACAACAAGCCACACAGAGATTGCTGTGGAGCGTTCTTAATTAAAAAATAGGTGAATAATGAGCGATAAATTATTAAGTATTATTGTATTAAATTATAGAAGGCTGAAATATACAAGACAAACAATAGAATGCTTGTTGAAAAAAACCACAGTTCCGCATGAATTGATTTTAGTAGATAATAGTGTTCCAGAATTAGACAATAGTCCATTAGCAATAGAAACTCGTGCCTATTTGGAAGGCATCAAAAATGGAAACAAACATACGCAAAATATTATAAAAATATATAATCAAAAAAATCTTGGTGTCGCTGGCGGAAGAAATGAGGGACTAAAAGTTGCAAGTGGAGAATACTTGATGACAATTGATGATGATGTTTTGGTTCCAGATAATTATGACAAGTTTATAGTAGAGGCATGCGATAAGATACAAAGATTAGGAATTACTGGTATTTGTGTAGAACCAACAAAATATCCAGTGCAAAACATCAATGGTGTTAATATTAGACCAAAAACAATAGGAAATCTTGGTGGTGCTGCGTTAGTTTTGCCAAGACGAGTATTTAAGAAAGTGGGATATTATAGGGTTTATGGACAATATGGTTTGGAGGACAGCGACATGTATGTAAGACTAAACAGATTAGGTTTAATGAGTGCATATATTGAACCATATGGGGTTCATTTAGATAATGAATCAATAAAATCTGGTAGTAAATATAGAACTATAAAAAATAGGGCACATCAAAAAGGATCGTCGCAATTAAAGGCATTTTCACAGGCAAAAATTGAATATGAAAAAACTGGCAATGTATATATTCCGTATATACCATATGATCCAGATGATACAAAGTGGGCTAATTTTGAAAAATTAGATGGTTCATTGGAGCAAAAATGAATTTTACAAATTATATAACCAAAAGGCATGTTTTATTTAGTGTGCTTGGTGCGGGAACAGGACTTATATCGGATAGTGTAGAGCCTGCACTTGGGGCGTTATTTGGTATGATGCTTGGTATTTCAATAGCAGAAATAACTCATATTATAGATAGGATGAGATAATGACTAAAATAGTTTTAGTATCGTTAGTGCATAATAGAAAAAATTTATTAAAACTCGCAATTAATTCTGGTATAAGCCAAACACTATCAAAGGAAAAATGGATACACTTGCTTATTGATAATGCAAGTTCTGATGGGGCAACAAAAGTTTGTGAAGATTATGCTAAAATGTTTTCATATATAAAACTGGTTAAGATGCAAACCAATTTAGGACAACAGCCAGCATTTAATTATGTATTGAACGAATGGTTGCCAAAAAATACACCAGAGGCGGAGATATTAGTTAATTTAGATAGTGATGATGAATTACTACCCAACGCATTGCATGAAGTTGAAAAAATGTTTGACGCCCATCCAGAAATAGGACAAACTTATAGTGGATTTAATATAATAGATTTAAAAAGCAGAATAGCACACATAAATCATGCAAAAGCAAGATTAGTTCCAAACCAATTTACACCAGAAGGGCAAAGAATATTAAGAAAATTATTTATAAGCCAAAATCCAATAGGTCATTTGAGAGCGTTTAGAATCAAGTGCTTAATGGATATAGGTGGATTTAATACAAGTTATAAATATGCCACAGATTATAATGCAGCGGGACGAATGTTAATGAAATATCCAATAGTAAAAATAGATAAAGTTTTATATAATTGGAGGCAACATAACGATCAGGTGCAAAGCCACCACTCCCCTCAACAAACAAAAGATTGGCAAGATATGCAAAAAGAGTTCGCTGATTTATTTAAACAAAACAATTTAATATAAGGATTGAAGACATGTTTAATAATGGATGAGACCATACATTATATTTATAGATGTTATTTAGGAAAACATCTTATATATCGGGCAGCGACAATACACGAACTTGTAGAAAAATACGGATCTGGCTTTTTCTACCAATATAGCACGGACAAAGATAGTATATTAAATTTCATAATACAATGCGAAGATATGGGCTATTTTAATGGATAGGGCACTTATCTTAATGTATAGAGCATTTTTTATTAATAATGGCATCTTGTCGCAGGATAAAAATGCTATTGTGGTAAGAGTTCCGCAATATGTCATGATAGATAAAAATTCCTTTTATATGATATATCGTATATTTATATCCGATGGCAAACTTTTTATTAGAGAGCTGATATGAAAACCATATATTTATCAGAAGAGTCGCACCTCTCTGGCGGCGGCCCAAATATTTTTTGTTATAAATTTTCAAGTGAAATTAAAAAAAGAGGATATAATGTTATATATGACAATCCCAATTTAGCAGATGTGGCAGTGTGTATAAACAAAACTGATAAAATTATAGGAAAAATAGACAAAAATAAAACAAAGGTTATATTAAGAATAGGTGGAATATATAATAAATATTATAACCGATTGGACGAAGAAAAGTTAATAGAGTTATATAGCCAATTAAAACGAGATCTGTCATATGTAGATAAAGTTGTTTTTTTATCACATTGGTCAAAGGATACGGTATTAGAAGAAATCGACGAAATAAACAATGATAAATGTGTTGCAATACATAATGGAGTAGATCTAAATATATTCAAGCCAATTCCAAGACAAAATGATGGATTTATTAATTTATTAAATATAGGTAATATGCGAAATGGTTATTTTATGGAAGCATTGGTTGGTGCATATAAGGAATTAAATAATCGCGGTATAAAGGTTAGATTAAACTTGGTAGGAAGTATGGATAAAGAATGTAGAGATGTTTTGAGAAATTTTAATGACCCAGGCATTGGGCTTGTAGGTGCATCCCCAAACGATAAACTATCACAGGTATATTCGCAAGGAGATATATTCTTGTCGGTTAGAGTTGGTGGCACAGGAGACAATACGGTTATAGAGGCACAATCCTGTGGTTTGCCAGTAGTTTGCGCTTCTTATTCGGGAAATGGCGAATTGATTGTTGATGGAGAAACTGGGTTTGTAGTTGAAAGTGGCAAGTGCGAATATGGAAAAAAATATAATAATAACATAGCGGACGCAGTGGAAAAAATCATTATAGACTTGGATTGTTTTAAGAAAAGATCAAGGGAGCACGCAGTTAGAACTTCATCCGTCGAGACAATGGCTAATGAATATTTAAGGGTAATGAATGAGTAAAACAATATATTTATCAGTTAATGGTGCTCTTTCAGGTGGTGGCCCAAATATCTTTTCTTATAAGTTTGCAACGGAAATGGCTAAAAGAGGACATAAGATTATATATGATAATCCACAAAATTCAGATGTGGCTCTTTGTATAATTAATACTGGTAAAATTGTAAGAAAAACAAATCCAAATAAAACAAAAGTCTTTTTAAGGATTGATGGTATATATAACAAGGTATATAACGAAAAATTTAATAGAGCGGTAGAAGGTCATATGGTGGCCTTACATAATGAATTGGCAAGGGATATTCCTTTAATTCATCATACTATTTTTCAATCAAGCTGGTCAAAGGATAGAATTTTTGAAGAAATTGTTAAAATAGACGATCCTTCTAAATATTCAATAATACATAACGGGGCTAATGTTAATATATTCAAGCCAATTCCAAGACAAAATGATGGGTTTATTAATCTCCTGCACATAGGTTCAATGCGTAATGGTTATTTTATGGAAACTCTTATTGGTGTTTATGAAGAATTAAAGTGTCGTAATAAAAAAATAAGGCTTGTTTTGGTAGGAAATATGGATAAAGAGTGCTTATTGGTGTATAATAAATATAGGGGCGATGTTGGTATTAGACATTTAGGCGCCTTTCCAAATGATCAATTAACACAGGCATATGCACAAGGAGATATATTTCTATCCGCTCGTATTGGTTCCTCTTGTGATAATACTGTGCCAGAAGCTCAATCTTGTGGTCTTCCAGTTATTTGTGCCTCTTACTCTGGAAATGCCGAGATGGTAATTAATAACGAAACTGGCATAGTAGTCGAAAGTGGTGAATGGGACTATGGCAATACTTATAATAATAACATAGCGGATGCAATAGAGAAAATTATTCCCAATTTAGACGATTTTAAGAAAAGATCAAGGGAACATGCGGTTAAAAGTTTATCTATTGAGGTTATGATTAATAAATATATAAAAACAATGGGGTTATAATGTCTTTGGCAGGAAATCAGTGGCAGGTGTCAAAACCAGCGACATCAATATTAAAAGATATAATGATGAGTGAGAATTTTTCTTATGAAATGTATAAGATTTTTATTAAAAATAAAGATAATGAATATAAATTTTCATATTTGGGCGAGCAACATTTAGAAAAATTATCTAAATATTCCAATAGCAAGCATCTTTCTGAAACTATATATGTGGAAATGAGAAGTAGAATATTCAATGGTTTAACAAGGAGTAATTCATTTATAGTTAATGAAATAAAGGGTATTTTTGAATTATTAATGAATTGTTGCAAATATACAAAACTTACATTAAAACGATGGCTGATAAAAGTGATTTAACAGTTATAACTGTTGTAGAAAATGATAATGGACTTTTAGAACTTATGATCAAATCGGTTCTAAAATTTACGCGCCCAGCACCAAGATTTATTATATGCGACAACGCCAATGGTAAGAATGAGAATAGAATTAAAGAAGCATTTGGAAATTATAACAATTTTCAGATAGTTAATAATAATCCAATTTTGCAAGGTGGATCAAATAGACATTCTGATGCCCTAAATAAAATATTTCCATTGGTAGAAACAATTAAGACGGCAATAATAGAAAGCGATTGTATAGTTTTATGTGAAAACTGGGATAAAATAGATTTCTCAAAGTATAAAATGCTCGCTGCAAAAAAAGGTGAATTGGCAGGACAGCCTTATTATCATATTTGTTTTTTGATATTTAGCACTAATTTGTTAAAACACAACGGCATTATGGACTTTAGGGCTGGCAAAGATGAAAACAGATCGAATAGAAATTATAAATCACACGAAGATGTTGGTTGGAGATTAAGAGATAAGGTTTATAAAGATCAGGTTCAATTATTAGAATTTATTGATTGCAAAAGTAATAAAGGCAAGATTTTTGATGGAAATTTTCAATCTGATGAGTTTTGGTTGAACGGGAAGCCTCTATTGGCACATTTCGGAAGAGGCTCGAATTTAGAAGGAAAGACGGTTAGAAATGGATTTTTAAGTCATAAAGACCAGTTAGCAAAATGGAAGAACATTGCTCTGGAAATTATCAAGTAGTAAGATAATTAAAAGGAGTATGATATGAAAAAAATTCTTGCTTTTATGTGCGCTATGCTTTTAGCAAGTTGCACAGTTAATTTAAATGTTCCAGGTCATAGTGTAAATGATCGAGTTTTGCCAGATATGACCAAGATAGAAAAATCAGTAGCAATGGTATATGCTAATGCTGTTGGGATGAAAGGGCGTATGTCAGGAACGGCATTTGCAATAGATGAAGATTATCTAATTACCGCTGGACATGTTTGCTCTGGTATAATGGAATATCAAGATCAGGGTATATTAGAAAACACAATAAGACTGCAATTAGTTCGAGATGGACAACCAATTGCAGAAAAAGATGGTGCAGAAGTAGTGGATATAGACGGAGTTCATGATGTTTGTTTATTAAGAAAGCCAAATCATGGTTTGAAGGCATTGGAGTTCGTTGATAATTATAATAAAGATGTGGATTTTAAAGATCCGTTATGGTTAGTTGGCTACCCCTATGGCATTAACTTTTCTTGGCAAGAAGGTAATGTTATAAATGCAAATTATAAAGGCGAATTGTTAATTTCAGCAGCGGTTGCCGGAGGAAATAGTGGCGGACCAGTAGTAAATAAAGATGGAAAGGTAGTTGGCATAGTTGTCAGAGGCACAGAGCCATACGAACATCTTGCTATTTGTGTTAAAGCTTCTGTTGTTAAAAAGTTCATCAAAATAGTTGGCTGGAAAATGGAAGAATAATTAATTTAAAAAAGTTAAAAGCATCTCAAAAAGGGGTGCTTTTAATTAAGTATATCTTCTGTTATTAACTTTGCACTATCTGATGTATTACCAAGAAACAAATCCAGCCATTCTTTTTTAGCAACAGGATCTATTTGTTTTAATGAAAATTCGTAATTTTTATCTAATATTGTTTTCTGTTCGATACTTTCCACGACACCTTTAAAATTATATAGATTGTTATTAAAATAATTATATAATTTATTCTGATCCCAGTTCCATCTGGTTAATGGTAATTTTACATTAATTACATAATTCCCGCCCAAAACACATTCATATATTCCACTACTATTAAACATCACAGTTGTTCCACATTCTTTTAAATATTTAACCATCGCAGGCTTATACATAATATCACCATCATCCATTAATTCGCCAAATTGAGTTATTGAATTTGGAAGCCATTGTTTTTTACGAGTTTTTAATATTATGTTGTATTTTGCAGGATTATAAAGTTTTTGCATTATGTTAAAGAAATTTTCTTCGTTTCCAAAGGAATGTTGCACATGTTCTTTTTTAAGATTGGGCAACAACACCAATAGATTTTTATTTCTTGATTCCAATTCTATTGGTTCAAACATTGGTGAGCCCAAACATCTATCTCTACTTGGATTAAACTTTATATTATTAAATTCAAAACATTTGTTCATTATATATGAAGTCGAGTAATACACTCGGCTTATGTTGTCAATATGCGATTGCTTTGTTCGCCACATAGAATCAGTTAAGTATTGAATTGAATAAGTTTTTATATTGTTATTTTTAAAATAATTTAAATATTCCTTTCCCCATAAATTAATTTCTACACTTATCAATTTAGTAGTCTTATGTTTTTTTAATGCTTCCAATAAATAATTATCATCAGAAAATGATTTTACTCTCAATGCTCCTTCTATAATTGTTTTTGATGATTTTTCGATATTAACGCGAGACGCCCTTAAATACTCTTTTTCTCCTCGGTAGGTGTCGTAATGATATATAGAATAGGGTATATTGCGAAATATTAGTTCGTCAATAATAGGTTGAAGTAATTT